TATTAGTACCTGTATCATACCACAGCATGTTGGCATAAGTAGTAGTAGGGGCTGAACTACCACTGTTATTACTTCCCAAGGCTTGTAAAGCAGAGTTAATATCTGCCCTAGTAGCGGGGAAGGTTTGGTTTGCGATCACTAGATCATTCTGTGACATTTAGTTATACTCCACATAAGCTGTTAGTGCAGAAACAGACGGGGTTACATTGTTTGCGGCAGAGGTAAGTTTAACCTTAAACCTAAACGCTCTTGCACTAAGGTCTGCAACCTTAATTGCGCTGTAGTCAGACCAAGTAGGGGAACCTGTTGGATCATCCTGAGTTGTAGACACAAGTGTTATAATGTTAGTGTCCGAGAATTGACTGCTACCACCCAAGTCATCAAACAACGCTGGTGCATTGTCAAACAAGTTTGGTTGATCGTCAAAGAGGCCAGCGGTGTCATCGTGTCTTGTCGTTAAACCGCTAACGTAGACACGACATCTTTTAACAGTGTTGTCGCCAGTCTCTATATAATTGCTGAATAAGTATTCACCCTCTGAAGGTGAGGTTACGTAATCATCAATTCTTAAGTCAAGCCCCACAACCTCGGTGTTTGTCTTAGCCCCAGTAAAGGAAGGGCTATCTGTCAAAGTAAGAGTGTTAGCCAAGGGTTCTATGTTGGCAACAGGTACAACCACAGAGGTGTAGTTTACTGATGTAATACCTGACTTATCTACCGCCTTAACCATGTATGTACCTGCCCTAGCTGGAATAGATACACTAGAAGCTGGTCTAGATACCTTATCTACATAAGTTAGAGCATTACCCCAACTAGCACCAACTAGATCAGGGGAATATCGAATGATATAGTAGGATAAGTCTAAGTCAGGGACAGCTTCCCAGTCAAGGGTAATAACAGCACCATTAACTTCAGCTACAAAACCTACAACATCTGAGGGTGGTTCAAGTAAACCAGAAGCATTAACATTGAAAAGGAACTCCCACTCACCCTTAATACCAAAAGTGTTGATAGCCCTTGCTCTAAAGTCATAGTCACCATCTTCGAGATCGACAGCTTCAAACTTACCAAGTTGACCCGTACCAAGAGTAATCCAGTCTGTGTCAGAAGAGAGTTTGAACTCAGCCTCAACGTAGTCAATTCTTTCAGAGGCACCAGAAGTTACATTAAGTGTAATAATGTTTGTTAACTTCTCTCTAATAACTTGAGTTCTAACCTCAGAAGATAGACCCACGCTTGGTACATCAAAGGGGGACAACAGGGTGGTGTTATCTCTTTCGTAAACGACACCATCATCTACTTCGTCGTAGACAGACTCAGCAGTCTCCCGTAAAGTCATATGTGTCTGTAAGTCAAGACCGCCAGTTAAACCAAAGTTCCAAGCGACTACTTCAAACTCTTTGTTATCCCAACCAAAGCGGCTGTTAGTTAAGCGTACATTGTCACCAACTTGCGCCTGCAAAGTCTTTAACCCAAAAGAGGCATTAACTGTAAGTTGTTGTCTGTTACGCTCCAAGGAAATTAGAGCTATACGTCTAGCTTCAATAGAGTTGTCAGTAAACGGTAGATCAATATCAGCCACTGACTCTTGCCCATTATCAGCGGTAACAAAAGCTGCGCTAGTAACCTGTGGGTAGTCTGTAGTCTGCCAGTTACTTTCCTCACCACGGAATGTACCCTTAACCGTGTTAAAGTTATCTCTACGGGAGTGTCGTGTAGAAACACTAATGTTAGACCGTAGGTCATCTTCATTAAGGTCAAGTACAGGTGTAGTCCAGTAGGCTGGCTTCATACGCCACTTACCCTGAGCATACCACAAGCTACCGTCCATAGAAGTTAGCAGGGCGTTAATCAAGTCATAAGGAGTAGAGTTAGTAGTGAAGGCACCATTACAAGTGTAACGTGTCGTACCAGCATCTGTGTTAGTCTGGTCGCTTACATTAGCAGCAGCAATAACTAAATCATCGTCGATGTTAGAAGTTTCTTCAGAGATGCCATAAGAAGATGTTAGGTAATCTCTTAAGCACAAAGCTGGGTTATCTGACCACACTGTCGTTGATGTACGTGGGTCATAAACTTTCTTACCTTTGATTACAGTTGTAAACTCAGGGATACCGTTAGGGAAAGTATCAGCGTCAAAACTCAAACGGATGTACATGTAAGCAATACCGTTGAGAGTGTGCTGGCTGGTCCAATGGGCAGATTCACTTGAAAGAGACGCATCTGCTGTTTGGTTAGACTTTCCAAGGTGTAACTTTATGCGTACTTTACCATTGTATTTGCTGGGGGAGGTTACATTACCACTGCCATTAAGTGTGGCTAATTCGTCGTTAATGTAGATTTTATCAAAGGCTTGTATCTCATGTCCAGCGACAGCAATTACACGGTGAAGGTACTTATTGTTTACACCCGTAGCCTCATCATAGATACGAGCGCCACCAATACGAACCTTACCATAGATAATCTGGTGGTCTAGTGCTGTGCCAATAGCTGTAGTCTGATAACCACGGCTTACCGCTGATCCTGCTGAGGAGGGTTTAGGGCTAAGTGCCCTCATAGCTGCACCAAGTACCATATTCGTAGCCAGACCTATAGCGCCTAGCGCAAATGCACTAGTAACCGCACCAATGCCAATAGCCGCCCCAAAAGCAGAGGCAGCAACAGCACTTCCGACAGCAATTAAACCCGTAACAACAACCATATTATAAGACCTTCTCGTATTTAGTTTCTATCTCGTTATATCCCATACGAGTAAGAAAGTTTCCAATAGGGTTCTTCTTAGAGGAAGACGCCAGCACCCTGTAGACACCATCCTCTTTCATGCAGGTCTCTACGAACTTAAATAGTCTTTTACCCACAGTAGACTTCCTGTAGTCCTTATGGACATAAACAGCATCATAGACACCCATGAGGTCTCCCTTAGCTGTGAGTGGCATTAAGACAAGTACAATGAAGTATCCAATCAGTAAGCCATCTTTTCTAGCTGTAAAGAACTTAAGTTGTCCTCTGTCCTCTAGATCAAAGTATGCGTCCCAATGTATATTCAAGGGTTCTGTCGGGTGGCCTGATTCTTCCCACTCTAATTCGGCAAGTGGGGTTATCTCTTCTTCAGCTTGGCTTAGAAACTCTTGTTGGTACTTAACCATTAGTTAGCCTTTCTCCCCCAAGGTAGTTGTTTGTCCTGTAGGTCTTCGATGAAGTCCATCCCAAGGTCGTTAGGATAGATTGACTTCTGGTAACCAGAGGTGTATCTAGCAACCCTAGCTCTCTCAAGATCAATAAGTTTATTCTCTACGTTCATCTCAATAGTGGATGTGTCGCCACTCTCTTCGATGTTCATCTGGTCCATGTAGCCTGAGAATAATTCGTTAAAGCCCGTAGACGTACTCTCTAGGTTAATCCTTGAGCCATTCTGTAGTAGGATATAAGAGGCGGACTCTTGGAGTACACTACCCTGCTGGAATGTACCAAAGTAAACTTTAGCTACACGGCCCTGATAAGGCTCACTGAGTGCTAGTGATAGAAGTTCTGAGGGGATACCGCTTAAACTGATTGAAGCACCCTTAACGGCCATCTCAGAGGTTTCCTCAATAGAGGATATGTTCAACAGTTGACCTAAGCCAATCCACTCAGTACCATCCTCTAGGATAAGAGTACCTTGACCCGTCCACATCCGTACAATATTGTTATCAAACCTAAGTTCAGTTGCAAAGAAAGGGTATACGACACCCTGTTCGATATTCTCTATTGTAGTTGTGGACAGGTCACGGGACATATTATTTTCCTTAAAGTTTATTCTAAGTCAGCTAGTTGCCTTACTCATAGCTTATTCTCCCAATAGGGTGGCTAGGTCCATCGCTTTGAGTTCATCAGGTGTAGTAGCAGCAGCCAAACGTGCATCGTCTGTGATGTTACGCAGTGTAGCTTTGTCTGTAGCAATCTGTGTCGTGCTGGTGCCAGCCTCTAAGGCTTGCATGAAGTCGATGTCTAGTTGATCAAGACGTGGCTTACGTTCAGCACGAAGTGTATCCTTCTGGATAGCCAAGGCTGCTGTCATGTCTACGTCAACAGCATCGCCATTGAATGACCAAGCACCACGAAAGGTGCGGTCTGTTGGAACTGTAAGGGATGCTGCATCACGAACATCTCCGTTGATATTGATATAAGTGGTCATGCTGCCATCTCCGTTTCAGTTTGATTGATCTTCCAAGCATTTCTAAATAATCTGTCGCTTGGTATTAGTTCTACAGGAACGATCTTCATGATGATCCTGTTACCGTTGTATTCACGCCATACTTGTGGCGAGATGTCTTTCTTAACCAGATACTCAATAGCTTCTTCCTCGGTCATAGCTCCGATAGGTTCAGCATACGGATGCTCTTTGGGCTGTCCGTCAGGTACGTTCTGGTCACGAAGGTATGTGTCGATGGGTGGCAGTACACCACCAGCCAGTGCAGCAGCCATCCAGTTAGGGTCAGGCACAAGCACAGAGGCAGGAGCATCAGGCTCTGCTGGGTTCTCGAACAGCACACGATACTTTGACTGCACAGGGGCAAGGCGAGACTTGGCTTCAGCTAGGCGATCCCAGAGATGCGTCATG